AAGGAATAGCCCAAGTGTGTTGTTCATAGCTTTATGTCCTCAGGAAGGCAATCCCACAGCGGCTCGGATTTGTGATGGGCGTAGATTCCTGCTGCGACGGGAATGAGTGCGACAGCGGGATGGACAAGCAGGCCCAGGTTCCACGCGCCGGCTCCCCATCCTGCACCAGCCAGCGCCGTCGATGCCGAGGTGCAGTTGTCCAGGCCAGCGTATTCCTGGATCGCCAATGTGGTTCCAAGCTTGACCGCAGCGATCGCCGGGCCGGATGCGCCGGAGAGGATCGGATTCGATTCGACAAACCCGTTCGCCAGCCCGTAGACCGTCGTTACGCTGTCGACAGACTGCCCTGCAATGGCGTTGTTGACTTTGTGTCGCGGCCGGGGCTTCTCGGTGTAGTAGAAGGCGTCGATTTTGCCAACTTCGTTGGTCTGGATTGCGAGCCACCCCGACTGAGTTTCGTCTCCGCGGGACCAATCCCACCAGGTGAGGCCCTGCGGACGCTTGGCAGACCATTGCGAATTGACAAGCCGCGCGGTGCCACGGCCTCGCTTGAAGGTCCGCTCCCAGCGTCGGGCCGCGTCGCTGGTCATGATCGAGGACATTGGCGCTCCGGAATTGTGCGCACGCTCCAGATCCTCGAAGGGGCCGGCGAGCGCCACGATGGGGAAAAGACTAAACGCCAGAATCCATTTCATCGGAAGCTCCAATCTGATTCAGCCGGTAGACAATTGCGGGCCACACCAGCAGGGCCATCGAAAAGACCCAAGCAGTCAGTGCGACGGCGCCGATGATGACGAGCCAGGTCGGGACCATCATTGCTGAGCCCTCACCCTGGACATTGCCTCGCTGGAACATGTTACAGGTCCAAGCGATATAGGCACGCAAGGGCACCGCTGAACAAGCGGTGAATTTCCGCCGCCACAAGCCGGACAAATCCACCCGGATGGCGCTGCGATCTTTGGCGAACTACAGACACCAAATGAATCACGAATTGCCGTTCTGTCGTTCAAGTCGAATACCCGGTCTTTCGCAGTTGAGTCGTTACTCATTACTGAACCCTCACGAGGTTGTTGCACTCGCTCTGAAGAAAAGACGCGACGGGAAAAGCCCGAACCGAAAGCTCGTGGCTCGCCAAAGCCATCGGTACCACGACGGCCATTGACCTACGGCTCCGGAAAGCGCCGGGAGAAGCTGCCCGTAGAATCCGAGGCGCTCCTCACCGGTGTACTCTGCGGGAGCAAAGAACCCCCAACGAGGCCCTTGCCAGCTTCCACCAATGTTGCCAATGTGAATTGCTGTGTATAGAAACTGAAGGCGCAACAAGCAGCCTTTGTTCTGACCAGAATGAACGTTTTTGTGAAGTATGATAAAGCTCATGCTTTGATCTCCAGGGAATTACTCGTGGATTCTTACAAGGTTGTCGCACTCACTACCGAACAGCAGCACATCGCACAGCGTCTCGACCTCTTCGCGCGTCAGTGGCTCCTTGCCCTTCACCGATGCCATCTGCGCGAGCAGCGGCTCCCATTGGTCCGGGTTGCGCGTCTCCAGCAGCGGCACGAATTCGAGGACGAACTGCGAGCGAGTGAGACAGTGCGTCGGCGGGATGTCCGAATCAATGATCGGATCGTAATCTTCCGGCGCGATGAAGGCGTTAGGCGCGGGGAACGTGAGATCCTCCCTCGTATTCGGGCCGAAGACATCCGCAGCGCGATTGCCGAGGGCGCGGTGCTCGGCGGGGATGGCGAGGGGGAGCTTGGTTGGGGTCCATGATGTCATGGTATAGCCTCGATATCGCTCGACTCACAAAAAGTAACAGGCGGAACGGGCACCTACGGGAACATCCGAATTCGTACGGGGAAGGTTCAAAAGCAAACACCAAGGCCCCGAACGAGTCCCATAAAACCAGCTACCACCGGATAGGACGCACATGGCGTTCGGTCTATAATCCCAAAATCCGTCGGCGCCGAATTCGGGTGTGCCGTCTGCGCTTGTCCCGGCAGCGAGCATTCCGCCCATGCCCGCGAAGGCCCAAGCGTTACCTGCTGTAGCGTCACTAAATACTTGACTCGCGCTCCCATAGCGCGAGGCGGCGTTGCGCGCGATGGCGCTCTCATAAGTCGCGCCAAGGGCGTCGTATAAATTTGTGTATGCGGGGGTACCCCAGTGATCGGTAGCTAAGGTTGTACCACCTGTAAGATCAACTATGGATACCGTCTCTTTAAGAATGTAGAACACACTGCCATCGCTGGTGAACCCCGGCGTGATTTCCCAGATATTACCGTTGAGGTCGGCAACACCGCTGTTCTGGCCGTTGTGCGTGGATTTCGCGAACGTGCTCGCGGATCCAGTCAGCCCGCAGAAGTCGTAGCCGGTTGACGTCCAAGTCACCGAGGAGTCGTTGACATCGGTGCGTGCAGCGTTGTTGCTGTTGTTGCCCTTGGGGAAGTTTGCGCCGGCCCTGTACCAGGCGCAGCGCTCGGTCGATGACGAGGCTTGCGCGTGCGCATAGGACAGCATCGCCAGCGCGGCGAAGATGAAGCGGCTGTTGCAAAAGAATTGCGAGCCGCGCGTCTTGGCGGCTTTGAGCGCCCCTGCATAGGTATTGTCGACTGTTGTCAGCCCGGTGAGCAGTGAGCCCCACCCATTACGTGTCGCGTTTGCTGAAAGCGGATCGCCGTTTTTGATACTTGAGGCAACTACGTTGCTGTCGTAGTTGTTCGCACTCCACTGGTACTTGTCGACGAACACGCCCGGCTTGACCTGTCCGCCATCCACGAACGCCCGGTGCAGGGCGTAGCCCGATGCCGCAGCCTCGACGCGACCAGAAAATGCGCCGAACGGTTTGATGTCGACGGCATTCAGCGACAGGCCATTCGAGCCGGTGCCCCACTTGTAATAGAAGGCCGGCACGTAGCACATGACGGAACCATCGAGGTATTGGTAGTTCCCGTAATTGTCCGAAAATGGATCGGTATAGCCCGTCATCCCCGTAAATCCAGACGGAATAGTCGGCGCAACACCAACGCCAAAGCCTGTCCTTCCGGCAATTCCAATGTTGTTTTGCGGTGCTGCGTAAGCGCCGATTGGTTTCCAGAACCGCTCGATCAACGCCTTTTCGCCCGCCGAAAACTCTCGCGATCGGGCGATCAGCCCCATGTTTTCGCGCAGCGACGAAACGGTATTGACGGTCGCGCCCCACGTCTCCGTGGTCCACACGACACGCTCCAGACTCAGACGTCCGACATACATCGTGCCGGGCGCAGTGGCGAAGGTGAGATTGAGCGCATCGTCTGCGTCGGCTTCGAGCCAATAGCGGCCCGTGGTCGGAGTTTGGCGGAGGATGGGGCAATTGGGGGTGGTGCCCTGGAATGCAGGAGTGCCTTTAATGCGCTGCACCGAGAATTTGCTGCATACCGCCGTGGTCGTGGTCGTGATCGCTTGAATAAAGCAGTTTATTGCAGATGCCGCTGCGTAATACGTATACGTGCCTGGACTGGAGATCAATGTCGCGAGGACGTTGCCGAATAATACCGGCTGCAAATTTCCGGAGATGGAATCAATTGTGATAATGACCTTGTAAAGCCCGCCAAGCGCTCCAATATTCCCGCAGTTCACGGTTGTCGTGCCGGGCGCCACAGCTGTCGTCGTCGCCACCCCCCCGGCAACAACAGTGCCCGCTCCAGTAGTCCACCCCGTGGCAGACGGGAAAAGCCCACCCTGCGGGGCGATCTCGGGCTCCAGCTCCAAGCCCCGAGACAGATCCAGGTGCATCCCGGCCGGACTGCCGACCGTAGCCGATGCCGTTCCGGCAGGAGTGGAATAGAGGTTGGAGATGCCGGCGAAGTCGAACAGCACGGCCTTGTCGTCGGCGGCAAAAAGCGCTTGCAGATTATGCAGGCGTGGTGCCGTAGAGATTTGCTGCTGCATCAGCCGCGCGAATTGGTCGCCGATCATCGCTTAGATCCCCTGTACGGCCGTATAGGTGATCGTCGTGCCGCGGGTCGCGAGCACACAGCGAATCGGCTTGGCTCCGGCGCTTAGAGCGATCGTTGCGAGCGGCCCGTATTGATCCCACGCATCCGGGACCGTGACGCTGAATGGTCCACCGGATGCCGGCGGGAGAAAGTCGACGGTCGTGTAATACGCGTAGACCGCCGTGTCGCCACCGCTCGGGAGCGGGACGTTCCACGTCGTGACATTGGCGTCGAGCGTCACCTCGTGGATGAGCGCGCCGCTGAGCTGCGTCGTGATCGCTCCGGATGAGATTGCGGCCGCGGTGCGGACCGGCGCATTCCCGGCCATCAGGGCAATCAATTGCGCGCTGGACAGCGGGATATCGGCATAGCAGGGTTCGGCCATGTTTAGCCCCGTAGGTGATCAGGAATAGTCTTTCAGCAACACTAGGCATCCGTCCGATGTGCGGACAAGGCACCCTCCGGTTGTGCGAGCAATGCAAGATGGCGTCGAAGCGCTGTATCCGCTAAACGGGCGCAACATCGAGAAAATACTGAACACCTTCACGGCGCGGGCTCCAATAGGATTGTGCACACGCCATCGCCATCGGATTGCGCATCGGTCACGGCCTGATACTCGATCCCTTCGATCTCGATCAGATCCATTCGGCGCACGGTACCGATTGCGATCTCCAACCCGGCAATGGCGTGACGCATGGCGTGCGCGCGATACGATCCGTCATCGGATTCGGCCGGCTCGCGCATGAATTGAATCGGGACATCGACGCCCGCGATCCGGGCGGTTTTGACGCCGGGAAATCCGGGGCGGAACATCGATGCCCAGTCGGTCATGTGACGACCAGGACCGCGGTTGCGAGGCTCGACATCGGGGCGACCCGCGCCCAGATCGCGCCGTCGCCGAGCAGGTCGCGGGTGACGCCCTTCTCGACATCGATCAGGTGCCCGGAAACAGTCGGCGCCGTGCCATCCGCGCCCGTCACGGCGATCTCGACCAGCGCCCCGGAGGGCGCGAGCGAGATGAGCGCGCGACCGACCGCCGCCCCGACGACGAGCGACCAATCACGCGTCAGCGCTGCGTTCGTCGTCGCCATTACGACAGCTTCAGCGTCTGCACGACAGGCGGGCGGGTGCAGACCATCACCGGGTGGGTCTGCACCTTGATCCGCCAGCCCTTATCGTCATCGAGCGGCCAGGCGCTGAGGTAATACGGCTGCCCGGACTCGCCCATGCCGACGCTCGACAGGGTGTCATCCGGGGCGAACGCTTGCACGAACAGACCGGAGACGCCGCGCGGGATGACCTTGGCCTTGCCATCGGTGATCTTTACGGTGCCCTGCGGGCGGTAGCGGTGCCAGGTGACGTTGCCGAATTCAATCGAGTCGGTCGGAACTTTTCGCGCGTTGTTTGCTTCGACGGTATTGAGATACGTCTCGCGCATGGATTTTGATTGGATCAGCCCGATCCAATAATCATCGGAGCAGTACGCATCGATCCCGGTGTGGCCCATTCCGTCGAGCGCGGCCTCAATCGGCTTGATGATGTTGCTGAAGATCGCCGCGTTGACCGCGACGGTATCGGCTACGCCAAATCCAACCACAACCTCGGCTGGCGCATTGCCGAATACATTGCTCGGCGCATTGACGACCGAAACCCGCAGATATTCGTGCTGGATATCGACCCAGTTACGCAGCTTGCGTACGGCACGATCGCGACGCCCGATAATGACCTCCGGATTGATCCCGCCACGCTGCCGGGCATTGAGCACGCTATCGGCGAGGATCGGGATTTCCTTCGGGTACGACGCGGTCTTGAATGCCTCGACGCCGTCCTTGTCCAGCGTCAACTGATCGGCCGGCGCGCCGCGCGGCTTTGCGGCCGACGGGGTTACGGCGTCCTTTCCAAGCACCTCGATGTCGACGTTCGTCGACGTGACGTTGCTCAGCGTCTCGAACGCCGGCGCCAGCATGCCGGGGATGAACTGAGCCTGCTCCAGCGACACCAAGAGCTGCTCACGAGTGAAGAAATCGCGGTAGAAATCCATGATTAGCTCCGAGCGTAGAGGTTGTTGGCGGCCATCTGCGCAATTGCAGCGGTTTTCTCTCCGGCGTCGACGCCGGCGGCCCATTGCAGTGCGGCGGTCTGGACAGCCGCCAGGCGGACCAGGGCGGTTACGGTTGCGGCGGCCGAGCTGGCGTCGACGGGGTAGAGCGCAACGCCGATGACCGGGCCGGTCGCATCATAGGCGCCAACGGCGTCGGTATGTGTGACGGTAATGGTCGCCGCATCGCCGATAGCCCAAGTGCCCTGGGTGCTGAATCCGATGCCGTTGGCACTCCAGGCCGAGCCGATCGTATGCAGGCCGAGATAGCTGCCGTCGGGCGCGAACACCTGCATCTTGGTCGCGGACAGCGCGGCGAGCAGATAGACGCCGGATTGCGCGGCAGGGGTTGCGGTCACGGAGTCCGCCACAAACGCGCCATTGCCCGCGGCGGTATCGGCGCCCACTGCGGCACTCGTGCGGACATAGCCGAGTACGGTCATGGCGCCGATGGCAGCGGTCCCGCTCGGGACGGTTACGACCTCGCGGCTGATTTCGGGCGTCTCATAGAGGACGCCTTCGCATGCCCATTGGGGCTCATTGTACGTTGCCATTAGCGGATGCCTCCCACTGCAACCTGATTAAAAATACGGCGCTCGATGGCCGCGGCGTCGATCGGACTCGGCCCGCTCGGTACGGCCGAGCGGATCTCGGTACCGCCGCGGGTCGCGTAAACATCGACGATGCGCGCGTTGAGCTGGTCCAGCGTCGAGCCATCGACAATGGCCGCTTGCGCAAGCTCCGGCATGCCGACCGCGGCGCAGCGATCCATGATCGCGGCGACACGCGTGCGCTCGACGGCGACGGCATCGACGGTCGGTGTTTCGAGGATCTGCGACTCGGGAGTGCCGGCCGCCGGGGTGTTGTCAGCCATGTCGGCCTCCGGTGGATTGAGCGGCAACATCGCCGCGATACGATCGAATTCGGGTGTTTCGCGCTCTTTCATTTTTGCCTGAAGAGACTGGATTTGTGCACGTGCAATTGCCATTGCTGCGCCGCGATCTTCTGCGCCGTCACCTGCTGGGACAACGCGATCGGCATAGCCCGCGTCGACGATCTCGGAGCCGAATAGCCACGTCTCGGCATCCATCTCGGAGCGCACGGCATTGATGGTGCGCTCGGTCCGCTCGGCATAGGCGCCGGCCAGAACGCGAGCCAATCCGGACAGGATCTCGCCGGCCTTTGCCATGTCGCGGTAGTCGCCCATCGCGAACATCCATGGGTTGTGGACCATGTAGACGGTGTTGTCCTCGACTTCGACGGTATCGCAGACCGATGCGATATAGGTCGCCATCGACATGCAGATGCCGCTGACGTAGGCGGTCACGGTATTGCCCGCGCGCCGGTGTGCGCGAATCGCGTTGGCGATGTCGACGCCGTCGCTCACGGATCCGCCGGGCGAGTGGATACGCACGCGGATATCACCGGATGCGGATGCGAGCGCACGGCGGAATGACTCCGCCGTCACGTCCCATCCGATCACGCCCGTCAATTCGATTTCGGTCATTCGTCGATCTCCGTATTCGGTTCGGTCTGCGCCGCGTCGTCGGGGTCTTTTGCATCCGGAGGCGTCGCCGGGCCATTCGGCGCATGGCGCGCGTCGCTGTCGAATGCAATCCCGAGCCCGTCGAGCACGGCGAGGAATGCCGCGTGCTCTTTTGCAAGGATCTCGGGGTCAAAGCCCTGTTCACGGATCGCTTGCGGCAGTGATTTCAAGCCCGCTCGGACGGCGTCGCGTACAGCCGGGATCTCGCGGGCCGGGTCGACAATCTGCCGGCTCGGGGCGGTCCAAAGCGGCACCTCGGGGCGTCCGGTATATCCGGCGACCGCTTCGGCTTCGAGATACCACTGCGTGAGCGGGGTCAGAAATTGCGGCGCAAACAATTGCCAGCGCCACGACTCGATCGAGCGGCCGAATTCCTGGTAGCCCATGCGTGCCGAGCTGAAATTCACACGCGACAGGTCGCCGGTAAGCACTTCGTACGGGATCCCGTAATCGGCCGCGACGGCGAGCAGGACGGCGAGCTCA